GTATTTGTGCATTATCCAAATAAAAGACCTGAAATTTCTATTATTTCCAAAAAATTATATGCAATCAGAAAATTAAGAAATAGAATATTTCACTATGAACAAATTTTTAAATGTCCTGAAAAAACACTTGGTTTATATAATACAATTATTGAAATTTTGTCTTACTTACCAACAGACGGATTTAATGTTGTTGGAAATAATTCCAGTTTTCTAAATACATATAATGAAGTTTTGAATGATAGGCACCTATACAGATAGCAAAAAACCTAGGCATCTATACGGTCAAAGCCGTAGGAAGAAAATCCTAGGTTACTCATTTATCATTATTTACTATAATCCAGTTTTTGTCAAGGCTTCAGACTTATTTTTTAAGAAAATATAAGCTCTTTCAGTAATTATTTAATCCCCAATTTGAAAGATTAAATAATGCTAATCCCCATTTTTGAACTATTTTATGAAAAGAAAAATATAACTAAAGACGTTTCTCCATATGTTACCAATATTGAATATACGGACAATGAACATGGCGAATCTGACGAATTATCCATAACTTTTGAAGATTCTGAAAAATTATGGCAAGGTTCTTGGCTTCCGAGCAAAGGCGATTGCTTAAGAGCATATATTGGTTACGAAGCTGAAAAACTTTTAAACTGTGGAATTTTTGAAATTGACGAACTTGAATATGATACACCACCGGATACGATTACGGTTAAAGCTCTTGCAACTGGAATTAAAAAGCCACTTCGTCAGAAAAATTCTGTTGGGTATGAAAATAAAACATTAAAACGAATTGCAAAGGAAATAGCAGATAAGCACGGATACACTTTGGTTGGAAATGTCGCAGATGTTCGTGTGGATAGAATAACCCAAAATAAAGAACGAGATTTGAGTTTTCTTACAAAACTTGCTGAACAATATGGATATATCTTTAAAATCGCAGAAAATAATCTCGTTTTCTATGATGTTAAAAAATTAAAAGGAGCAAAATCCACTCAAATCTTCTATAAATCAGATTTAACTCACATTAATTTCAGAGAAAAAACAAGCCAAAAGTATAAATCGGTTCAAGTAAGTTATTTCGATCCAAAGAAAAAGAAAACTGTAAAAGCAACAGCAAAAAACGATTCTGTTGTAAAAGGTGATACTTTAAAAATTAATGTCAGATGTTCAAATCGTAAAGATGCGATTGTGAAAGCTAAAGCAGCACTTGGAACTGCTGATACAAAAATAGAAGGTTCGCTTGATTTTGTTGGAAATCCTTATTTAATCGCAGGCACAAATATTGAAATTAAAGGTGTCGGACACTTTTCAGGCAAATACCATATAACTCAAGCAAGACATGTTATAGATAAAATGAGTGGTTACAAAACTCTTTGCGAGGTAGTTTCATGTTAAGATTTGGAATTGTTTCACAAATTAATCCAATAACTGTTCAAGCACGTGTAAGTTTTGAAGACGATGAGTCAACTTCCTTTTGGCTTCCAATGCTGCAAACAAAGACCTTAAAAGATAAATTCTATATTATGCCGGATATTGGCGAACAAGTTGTTTGCCTTATGGATGAAAATTCAGAAGACGGAGTAATATTAGGTTCAATTTATTCTTCGGAAGATATTCCAGTTGTGCAATCTGAAAACGAAATATCTATGAATCTTGAAGATGGTTCTTCTATTAATGCAAATAAAGAAACTCAAACTCTTACGGTTGTATTTCAGAATATAAAATTGGTTGGGAACATTGAACACGATGGAACTTTTACAAATACCAACGGAATTAAATCAAATTCGGATATAACAGATAAAACCTCATCAATGCAAGTAATTAGAGATAAATACAATTCTCACACCCACACAGGAAATCAAGGAAGTCCGACATCTGCTCCAAAGGAAACAATGTGACAAATTTAAACGAAATAACTTACGTTGATTGGCAATTAAGATTAAATACTATTGGCTCAGTTGCTGAGGGTGTTGATGATATCAATCAATGTATTGCAATAATTCTTACCACTCCCAAAGGCTCTGTTCCTCATCGACCGACATTTGGCTCAGATATTCATAAATATGTTGATTACCCAGAGAATGAAATAGTGCCAAATATAACAAGAGAAACTATTGATGCAATAAATCTTTGGGAAACAAGAATAACAGTAAATTCTGTATCCGTTGAAATTAACCAAGAAATAATTACCGTAAAAATTGAATGGACATTAAAAGATTCTAATACAAAAGGAACTGCTGAAATTACCCTATGACAAAACTACCTGAACCTAATTTTATTGAGAGAAACCCCGATAAAATAACCAAAGAATGGATTGAACTTTACGAACAGAAGTCAGGTAAAGTTCTTCAACCTGCTCAAATCGAAAGGTTAATGGTGGATGTTGGTGCTTATCGTGAAACTGTCTTGAGAATGAAAATTCAAGAAACTGCAAAACAAAATCTATTGAGTTATGCTCCGTTAGAGATTTTAGAACATATCGGAGAACCTTTAGGAGTAACAAAATTACTTGCAAATTCTGCAAAAACAACTCTTAAATTTTCTGTTGAAAAACCTCTTGATTTTGATTTCAGAATATCGAAAGGAACGGAGGTTGAAACAAAAGACGGATTATTTATTTTTCAAACAACAAGCGATATTATCTTAAAAGCAGGTGAAATATCTGTTGAAGTTGAATCTGTTTGTGAAACAGCAGGAGCAGCAGGAAACAATTATATTGTTGGCTCAATCAATAATTTAATAACACCACTTAGTTATATTTCAACCGTTGAAAATGTAACAATATCTTCAGGTGGCGCAGACGATGAAGATGCAGATAGTTTAAGAGAAAGAATCAGACAAGCTCCGGAAAAATTTTCTAATGCCGGAAGTCGTGGGGCATATCGTTATCATACATTATCTGCTCATCAATCAATAACAGATGTTGCAATAACTTCTCCATCGGCAGGAATTGTTGCCATTTATCTGCTTACAAAAGACGGAAACCCAACAGAAGAAATAATCAAGATTGTTCAGAATTATTTATCTGACGATAAAATCCGACCACTAACAGATTGTGTAAAAATTTATTCTTCTGAAAAAGTGGATTTTGAAATAAAAGCAAAAATTTATTTGTATAAAGATTCCGATGCGGATTCGGTTATGAAAACTATTGAAGCCAAGATAAAAGAATACAAGATTTCATTATCCGAAAAACTTGGCAAAGATGTAATTCAAACACAAATCATTTCTATTCTAAACAGCATTTATGGGGTGTTCAAAGTTGTTTTAGAAACTCCGATTACAGATATAGATATTCTTGAATACCAATGGGCAAATTTGCAAAACTGGGAAATAAGTATTGGAGGTTATGCAGATGAGTAATTTAGCTCCAATAAACGATATTAACCTTAAAATTTTCGATGAAATCTGCGAAGAAAGATTTGGAAATTTGAACTTAGATGCAGTCTTGGTTTCAATAATAGATAATGTTCCATCAGATGCTCTGCCACATTTAGCTGAACAATATCACATCACAGGCAATGAAGGTTGGTTGCAAGCCTTAAGCGAATCAGAAAAACGAAACTTAATAAAATCAGCAATAAAAATGCATAGATATAAAGGTACAAAATATGCGATAGAAGAAATATTTAATACCTTAAATATTGTAGGAAATGTCAAAGAATGGTTTAACTACGGTGGAAAACCATATTATTTCAAAGTTATCTTACAAATTTTTAATCGTTCAATCAATGAAGAAACCGAAACAAAATTAAGAGCCTTGATTGATGAATACAAAAATGAAAGGTCTTGGCTTGAGCAAATCGAATTCTTTTTATCCTCACTTGGTAAAGAATATCTTTATTCGGCAACAATTCAAAAAGAAACAATAACAGTAAATTCAAAGGAGTCTTAAATGGCTGAAGAATTTTATTCCTTAGTTACAGATTATGGTGCACAAAAACAATTAAATTCTATAAAAAACGGAACACCTTTCGATGTCTTTGAAATCGCTCTTGGTGATGGTGGTGGAAATTATTATAATCTATCAACAAGCCAAACTGCTTTGAAACGTGAAGTTTGGAGGGGTGAAATCCAAGAATGCGAGTGGGATGGTAAAAGATTTTATTGTTTAACAACAGTTCCTGCTGATATTGGAGGCTTTACCGTTAGAGAAGCCGGTATTTTTGATAACAACGGCAATTTACTTGTTATATCTAAATTCCCTGAAACAATAAAACAATCTCCTGATAGTGGAACTGTAAAAGAATTAACTATTAGAATTGAAATACAACTATCTAATACAGAATTGGCAGAATTGATTATTAATCCTGATATTCAAACTGCGACAAAAGAAGAACTTGGGAAATTATCGGAAGAAATTAATACAAAATTCCAAGCTATTGCAGAAAAAGGACAACCAAACGGATATGCTCCTGTTAATGAAAATGGTTTAATCCCTTTGCAATTTATTCCTGAAATCAAAACAAAAAGCATATTAACTCCATTTTGTTTGAATTCTTGTAAGTTGGATTCAAAAGGAAATCCTGATTTATTAACTTATGATGTTGTGAAAGTTGTAAAATACACAGCAAGCTCACTTGGGGTATTTTATGTTTCACCTGATTTTGTTTTTGAAAAAGATGCTGTTGTTTATTCGGATAGCGAGTTAATACAAGTTGCAAATACTATTGTTGCCGTTGATACAGAGAACAAAACGATTGCATTTGGTGAAATTGGAACATTGAGCGAATTAGATGATGGACATTATTCTGAAACAGTTGTTGGTGAATTTTATGTCAAAGAAACTTTAGCAGTTGGTGTTGAATGTTTTTCTGATGCTGAATTTACTAATTCTATTGGCTTTGTAACTTATTTGAATTTAACAAAAATCTGCATTGGAGATCAAGAAACCTACGAATTAAATGGTAATATTACAACTCATATCTATATTACGGCAAATGCTCCATTTACTTATACAACAGCAAATAGCACAACTCATAATGTAGAAAACAACTTGGTTTTAGATGTAATAAATTTGTGTCCTGAAACTGCTGATGAAACAAAAGATTTTAATTTGTTTGTGAATAATGATGAAGAAGACGGTTATTCTTTGGTTGCATTATCTAACACAATTTTTACTCAAATGTTAGAACCGACAGATTTTAGTGCTAATGATGTTTGGTTCAAAATTCTTGAACCGTTAGCAAGCTATATTTTCTTGTTGAATATTTGGCAAGAAACAAATCTTGTGCCGATTGGAGTTTTCACTCTTGAAGGTGGCGAGAAATAAAACAAAAAAGAGAGATTAAGGAGAAGAAATGACAAAATACTATTACAGTTACAACACGGAAGGGAATGCTTTTTTAGGCAAATATCCTGCATTAAAAAATCCAAGGCGACAAAGTGAATATTTATTACCATCAATGGCAACATTTGTTGAACCCCCAAAAACAAAAGACAAAGAAATTGCTATATGGAATGGGACATCTTGGGATATAGAGCCTGATTTTAGAGGCGAAACTCAAATAAATATTGAAACAAAAGAAAGTTCAATTATTGATTACGTTGGTGAAATTAAGTCAGGTTTTCAAAAAGTTTCAAAAGAAATGGCTTTAGATATTTTAAACAATCCTGAAAAATACAAAATTGTTGATAAAAAATTTGTAGATATTTCAGATACGGAAGAATACACACAATACCTAAAAAGAAAAGAAATTGAATTGAGAAAATCCGAAATAGAACAGAAATTGTTGGAAATAGATTCTAAAAGAATCCGAGCAATTTGTGAACCATCGGTTAAAGATGAAACAACTGGCGAAACTTGGTTAGATTATTACAATTCAGAAGTTGAAAGATTAAGAACAGAATTAAAGGAATTGAATGAAACTTAATAAGATAAAAACCCCACAATTAAATCAAAACGGTTATCACAAGAACCTCTTAACAAAAGAAAGAATCGGAACACTTTTTATTTATCCGATAGATTTTACTCCTGATGACTGTTTATCTTGTGATGGATATTCTTTGCTGATTGAAGATTTTCAAGAACTATATTCAATTATTGGCACAAAATTCAATCAAGCAAATGATGAAGTCGGCACGTTCAGAGTTCCTGATTACAATGTTTCAAAAAGATTTTTGCAACCAAGTAGCAATGTCGGAATAAAAATAGAAGCAGGACTCCCTAATATTACTGGGAATTTTATTAGTCGAGGTTCTGGTGTTGGAGGGTGTTTTACCTCTACCTATTATTCTGTTGGTCAAGCATTTTGGAATAATGTAAATAATGATTCATATTATACAAAATTTTTTAATGCTGCGTTATCTAACCAAATTTTTGGCAACTCTGAATCTGTCCAACCACCATCTCAAACGGTACACATATGCATTAAGTATAAATAACAATGAAAATTTTAAATATTAAAACAAAAGACATAAACCAAAATGGTTATCATAAAAATATATTAACTCCTAGTAAAATAGGCTTTATATTTATTGCTCCAATAAAAATCACACCTGAAGATTGTTTAGCTTGTGATGGGTATGTTTTAAAAATTATGGATTACAAAAAATTATACTCAGTAATAGGTAAAAACTTTAACTCAGGAAATGAGGCAGAAGATGAATTCCGAATCCCTGATTACAATATTACTCAAAATTTTCTACAACCGGGGGGAGAAGTTGGGAAAAAGATTGAAGCAGGACTTCCAAATATTACAGGGGGTTGGAACAATGTCGGAGCAGAACCCGGCTATAACTATGCTTCAGGGGCTGTTTATGGAAACAATATCAATGGAACATTCTTTTATCATTCAAATGGAAGAGGTGGTGCAGTTGGAGGATTCTATCTAAATGCAATGCTCTCAAGTGCAGTATATGGAAAATCAAACACAGTTCAGCCACCATCACAAATTGTCCATGTATGTATCAAGTATAAGTAGGGAAAAATGGAAATAAAATCATTAAAAACAAATCCTTTAAATCAAAATAATTACAATAAAAACGCATTAACACCTGAGTTTGTAGGTTCATTAATAACTTATCCCATAAATTATGTTGATGAAAAATGTTTACCTTGCGATGGATATAAATTAAAAATTGCAGATTATTCTCAATTACACGCAGTTATTGGCAATAAATTTAATGACGGAACGGAATCTTCTGATGAATTCAGAATTCCTGATTACAATATTTCAAAAAGATTTTTACAACCCGGAACAGCATGTGGAACAAAAATTGAGGCAGGAATTCCCGATCACACACATACCGTAACAGCACTATATTGGGATGTAAATGGTATTGCAGAAGAAGGCAGAGGAAGTCCTGACTATGGACATCAAAAAGCATTAACAACAAGTAAGGCTTCTGCGAATAATTCCATTTATGGAAAGTCTAAAACAGTTCAACCACCATCGCAAGTGGTTCATATATGTATCAGATATAAATAAGGAGAATAAAATGACATCACTAACTAAAATTTGTCTGCATTGGACTGGTGGGGCGAATATGCCTTGCGAGCAAAATTTGGATTGTTATCACTTCCTTTTTGATAAAAACGGAAAAGAATACAAAGGGAAATACAAGCCTGAAGATAATCTGAATTGTACTGACGGAATATACGCCAAACATTGTGGAGGTGGAAATACAGGTTGTATTGGTGTTTCTTGTTGCGGAATGTACGGATTCAATCTCCAAGCCAAGAAAACGAAATATCCTCTTACGCAAAAACAAGTAGAAGCTATGTGTGCAAAAGTTGCAAAATTATGTACTGCATACGGAATCCCTGTAACAAACAAAACCGTTTTTACTCATTATGAATTCGGTCAAACTCACCCAAATACAACAAGTGCAACAAAGATTGATTTTACATATCTTCCATATTTGCCAAATCTTGCAAAGGACAGAGTTGGCGATTATTTGAGGAATAAAATCCAATGGTACATATTACAACAGAAAAAACAGAAAGGACTTGATTAATGAACATTTTTTCTATTATTAAAAATTGGAAAGACTTCAGTGCAATTTGGTTGGTTGTTCAACCATTTATCTTGAAACTGATTCAAAAGAAAGTTCCAACTTCAATTACAAAATTATACGAAAATCTCGCAAAATACACTCAGCCTGCGATTGATAGTTTATTTAAATTAAAAGATAAAATCAAGAATACGCCAAACGAACTTGACGATTATTGTTTTAATCAAGGTGTTTCAGCGATTGAAACTTTTGCAAATTACTTATTGGAAGTTGCAAAAGAATTGAGAGCATAAGGCATTTAAAATATTGAAAGTTTTTCTCTCCTCCTCTAAACCTTACGGTATCCCTGATTTAAAAGTGGATGAGTTTCCTGTAAAGGAACTCATTCCTACAGGGTTAATTGTGTCTGAATGATACAGAATAGTCCGAATGACTTCCAATTCGACCTGCTTTAATCGATGAATGTCAATGTAAAAAAATCAAAAGGAGGTCAAAATGACTACAATTACAGCTGAAGAAGCACTAAAAAGCAAAAAGAATTTTGAAGAATTTATCGCAGATTATGATTCCCCAATTATTACTTCAACATTAGCAAATTATTAAAACATCGGAGGTGAATTTGTTGTTAAAATTTGTGATTTGACTCAGAAGATTGAAACACTATCTTCAGCATTAGCAGATTCAATAATTCAGAATTTACAAAAACCTCCATTTATTGTTTGGATAGTTACTTCTCCAAAAGATGAACTTCTTGAAGTCGTTAAAACATTAAACAAATTTAGTGTAAAAGGAACTAAAATCTTTGTTTTTAAAGCATATTTAAATGACGATAAAATGAATATTGAATGCGTTTTAAAACCAGAAAAAAATATCCGAACTAAACGAGAAGTTAATCTGAATGCTCCTGCTAAAGTTTTTCAAGAAAAATATTGGCAAAAATATTTTGAAATTTGTGATGAACTTCAAAGTGAAATGCAAGTCGAACCAAAACCTCAGCATTTTCAGTATTTATCATTAGGAAAACGTGGGGTTCAAATAATGCAAACTGTAAATACTAGATTAAATTGCGTTGCAACTGAGATTTTTATCAATAACGATCAATCAATTTTCGAAAAATTATTTGAGCATAAAGCTGATATCGAAGAACAACTTGGATATTTAGAATGGCAACCAATTGAAGGCAAAAAATCTTCAAGAATAAGAAAAACACTTGGAGTTGATATTTCAAAAGAAGAAAATCTTGAACAAGCTATTAAACTTCAAATTAAGACAGCAGAAGAATTTAAAGAAGTATTTTCACAATATTTGGTATAAGAGGTAAAAATGGGAATTATAAAACGGTTAAAAGAACAATATCCATCAGGTACAAGAATCAAATTGGTCGAAATGAACGATATTTCAGCACCACCGATTGGGACATTAGGAACAGTAAATTATGTTGATGATATAGGCACAATCCATGTTAAGTGGGATAACGGTTCGATGCTTGGAGTTGCTTATCCCGAAGATAAAATAATTAAAATATAAGGAGATATATTTATGCCAGTAGTAAAAACGACAAAGAAAACAACGGAAAATGTTATTGAAGATATAACTTATTCTTCAAGTCATCAATCAATTTCAAGGCGAATAATTTATGAATATAAGAATTTAAAAATTAAACTTGAATTACAGTCTGATGGATACAAAAGGCAATGTTATGCACGAGCTTCAGCACTTGACGGTTTAGAATGGAAATTGATTTATTTTATACCACATTCCGAAATGAAAACTCCAGAAGGACTTTGTTATTGTGTGCCATACAGAGATGAAAAAGCTCCAAACGCAAAACGAGAATTTGATAAAGACGTTGAACGCTTGAAAAAATACATAGCAGAAATACTTTAATGTGTCTGAATGATACGAAATAGGTGCAATAGACTTGAATAGTCGTTGCACCTATTCGATTAATGTGTATGTAAAACAAAGCAACGAAAGGACAAAACGATGGGCATTTATTTAGAAGAAAAAGAAGAACGTAATTACCAAAAATTTATTACTGAATTAGAAAAAATTTCTAAAAAGTATGGAATCGCTTTTGAATCAGTTGGAGGATTTGCATTTAGCGATGAAAACGGATTTAAAAGTATCAAATACTCAAGAGATTCGTCAAGCGGGGATTTATTAGTAAAAGAATTAACATTCTCAGATGGTACAAAAGCAAACAGATAAAGGGCTAACAAAAATGAAAACAATAGATAAAATTGAAAAAGTTAAAAATATGAATGTATTACTTGAAGATGTTGGAATTAACAGAACATTTTATTGGGCATACATTAAAACTCAAGAAACAACAAACGAAAATTTAGATTTTGAAGATGTTATATGGGAAAGCGATGTTGAAGGCATAATCAAAAATTGCAAAGAGTTTGGTTTGAAAGAAATTACTATATCATCTAGATTTTCAAGTTTGATTGATATATTAGCAGAATTTGAAAAGCAAGGAGCAAAGCTAATAGGCTTAACCAAAGTAACAAGTCGATTCTATGCTTGTGGAACTAATAACTATGAACTTATAAATGCTTTAAAAATAGAAATTTAGAATGTGTCCGAATGATACGAAACAGGTGCAATAGACTTGAATAGTCGTTGCATCTATTCGATTAATGTCAATGTAAATAAACAGAAAGGACAAAATTATGATATTAGAGAATTTAAAAGATTTTGACAGAACATTATTTGGAACAAAGGTTTTAAATCTAGAAACCAAAAAGTTGGGAATTGTACTTTACACTTGGACAAATGTTTATGCTGATGGCAATATCCCATTTGCAACCTGTGTTGATGAAAACGGCAAAAAATATAATGCTTCAATGGATAATATTCAAGTTGTAGAAGATTAGTTACATCAATATGAGGAATGTGCTAAAAAATAGCACATTCCAAAATCGTTGTTGCACAAGGGTTTTGAAACTTGAAATTTGCGAAATATAATTCAAGAAAAACTCCAATGCTACAACATTGGAGTATTGAAGTGATGTAAATTTTACAGACTATTTGGAGGTGTTTTTAATGTGTTTTTCGATGATTTTGTAAATATATCGTTGGGATAAGCCACAATCGACTGCCAGACGGTTTATTGAATATTTTGTTCCGTCATATTTGCTCATAATATATCTCTCTTTTACTTCTTTAAACGAATTTTTTGGTATAGTTACTGTTAACCCCGGTGTGCAAAAAATCAAAGCTAATGCCGATTTTATTCCGGCACTTTCTGCAATAAATTTTAAATCGTCATTTGGCATATCTTCAGGTCGTATATAATCCATCCATGGTTTGTAATCCATAAAGTCCTCTTGGTTAATTTGTGGTCTCATCAGTTAGAGCCTTACTCTAAGACGAGCAGATTGCACTGTTATCCGCTCGTTTCGACCTTTGAATTAGATTAACTTGGTTGCATTACAGGAGCCAACATTGTTTCAAATTCACTCTGCATTTTATTCAAAATTGAAATTTGCCCTTCAAGTACCTTGCAATCAATTTCACGTTCTTTTGCCATACTCCAGTTTTCTTTATCCAATGTTGCATCGGCAAATCTAACTTTTGCTTTATCTAATTCTGATTCTAAAAGCATTATCCTGTTTTTAATTTGCGACATAATTGCACAATTTTTAGGTTCTTCTTTTTGCAAAAAATCTCCGAAAAATTGGTTATCTTTTTTCATTGTTTCTGTCATTTCCATTGTTGAGTTCATTGCTTTCTCCTTCTTTTTTTCTCTTCTACATTCTGTGTGGCCGCACATTTTTTCAAATTATTTTTAATTCCCTTTATTGCCTGAATTACTTTTACAGCTTTGGCTTTAGTCAGGAACATAACATCATCTACTTTAAACTTGGATTTTAAAAATTTTCTTAGAGATTTTGTTGCAAAATAATCGTTATCAAAATAACAAATCTCTCGCCACATTCCCTCAATCATTCTCAACTGAGCTTCTGTAGCCATATTATCTGGACGATTTAAATTGGAATATTTTTTCGGAAGTTTTTTCCAACGATTTAGTGCGACTGCTTTTTCTTCCAATATTTCAAGAAAAATTATTGCTTCTGCATAAGTCAAATCTTTAGAAGATTGAACTCCAAAAGACATAAGCATATCTCTATACAAATCATCATCAAGTCCAATAGCTGATTTTAATGTATGTATTTTCCTAATCTGAGAAATTGTAACCATATTCAATCTCCCAGTCTTGTTTTTGTAAATCTCTGCCATGTTTAATTCCTACTTGCACCCCCAAGATAAAGATGGCAAGAGCAATTAGAAAAATATGTAACAATGTGTCGGGTCGGAATAACTTACCATTATTATGTTTCATCTTTCACCTTGCCCCTATAATGCCATCAATAACTTAGAAGTTTGTTTAATCACAGTCTCATCGACCATAGCTTTGCAATTAAATTTCGCAACGCTGATACTGTGAGAAATTAAATGTTCCAATCTTCTTGTATTTCCGTCAGAATAAAGAAGATATGTTTCAGCTAATTTCGTATCCTGACCGATTGATTCAAGAATTTTTATCACATCTTGAATAAGCAATCTGTCAATAATTTTTGTGTATTTTACTCGTGAATAAAGTTGATCGTACTGGTTGTTATAACCTTTTAAATTTTCAAGCAAAATACTTCTGCCAATTAAAAGAACTCCAACACCAGTTTTATCGTGAATTCTGCGAGTGATTTCCAATGCTCTATAAGGCAAATTCTCAGCCTCATCAACAATTAGAAGTCTGCCTGATTGGTTTAATTTTCTTACAACTTCATCCATCAAATCATATACAGAACCTTTGCCGGAAAGTCCTAATCTTCTATGTATTTCTTTGAGCAAAGATTTTGCAGTATATCCGGAATCACTTTCAATAAGAATTGAATCCTGAAAATCTTTTGTATATTTTTTTACGGCAACAGTTTTACCTAACCCTGCCCTGCCAACGCAAACACCGATTTTACCTTGTGTATGGCAAAGTCTGCCTATTTCGGAAACGTATTTCACAATAGAAATATCCACAAACGGCAAATCATTTTCAACACTTCTTTCTTTTTCACGTTGAATAAAATTATTCATAGCATCGGTAATTTTATCGTTTTTGCCGTTATAATTACCGTTTAACCACATACTAATTGTAGATTTTGCAAGCCCTGTCGCATTTGCGACAAAAGCTGTACTGTAATTATGGCTATCCATTAATTCTCTGAGTTCGGCTCTAATATCCATTTGCCACTCCTTTTAAACTTGCTTTACGTTCTTCTTCAAGGATTTTGTCTGTTTCAAAAAGATAAAGCGGTTCTTCTTTTACAACTTTTTCATCTAAAAACACAGACAAATCCTGTCTTCCAAAAGCTTCCATCTCCTTATTTTTACGGATTGCCTTGTCCATATTTGTATTTGCGATTTTTGATACTTTCGGCTTGCAAGCCTTCTCTACACTTGCATAAGCTGTTTTGTAATTTTCACATTTTTCTTCAAGTGAAATTTCTCTCGTTTGTTTAATATACGATTTCGTAATTTTCAAATTGCGTTTCTTAATCGACATAGCTTCTTTAAATTCATCTTTAGAAACAGTTTCAGCGTGAAGTGCTGCAACTGCTCTTACTGCCGTTACCTTGCCGACAAATTCTTCATTATCTGCTCTAAAAGCCCAAGCCTCTTTGTAATTTTGAATATCTCGTCTTAAATAAACTTTTAAACCAGTTTTTGAAATCATCCAATCTGCCCAGTAAGTAATACCAAGTTCATTGTCTTTGATTCCGTTTCTTCCGATTGTGAAAGTTCTGGAAGTTCGCATACAGAATAATTTTAAAGCATCACGAGAAGTTGTAATTTTTTCTTTAAATTCTTGATTAAACAATTCATTCGGGGATAATCCGTTATGGTTCTTACCCTGTGATGGTCGTTTATTCAGAATATTAATGATAAAATCATCGAAGATTTCTTTGAATTTTTCAAACGGAATAATTTTTCCATCTTTAATTTCTTTTGCTAATTTTTCAGGTCTTTCAACAACATTTCCCCCTCTATAACCGATGCAATGCTTAGATAAAAGTTCTTTTATCTTCAAAAAATCACGTTCAATCGGTTTTGTTTGAGCATTATATGGAAGTGCAAAATGCACATCTACATTCAATTCTGCAAGCATTGAAGTTGTTTTAGCTTCGTTAGTTTCAACATTAATTTTCTTTCTACCACCTGCAAAATCTTTTGAACGGTAATCTTTACCGTTATCTATGATGACATCATTTGGCAATCCGTAAGTTTCAGCAGCATAATAAAAAGATTGAAAAATTAAATCAGAATTCGGATGTCCGCATTGTAAAATCCAACCGAGCCATTTTCCTGATTTATAATCTCTCCAAGCCGTAACCCAAGGGAAAACGACATTGCCGTCTGAAGTCAGACAAGCAACGTCTATCTGTGCGTGGTCTGAAACCCAAACTTTGCCACAAACCACACTTGAATAATCTCTCTCAATATATCCGCCAAATTTTCTATTCCATGCGGACTCCCCATATCTCGCCATATAAATGCTTTGTTTCGGGACTTCTCGTTCCAATCTGCGTTTGAACGTAATTGGACTAGGAAACATTCTTTTATTAAAATTAGGTTCTTGTTGCATTGCATACCCTAAAGTTAAATCCCAACAAGATTGCAAAGATGGAGCTCCCTCAACCAAGTACAATGTTTTGAAATAATCAAAAATAAAATCACTAATTTTTGATTTTTTACAATTATTTCCATATCGTGCTAATAATCCGTTTATTCCATCAAACTTATATCGGTGTCTCATTTTCATAATATTTGGGTATGAAATTGAATCACTATTTTGTGCGTTCCATTGGCTTACAAACTTTTTTAAATTATTCCCTTTTAATCCATCGCATAGCTTTAAAACAGTAATATATTTATCTGCTTGTGTTTTCGCCCAACTTGGAGCTTCCGAATATGAAATTAATTCGGAATTATTTTCTCCCAAATAAATTCTTTTATAATCTTCAGGTAAAGATGCGAACAAAATAAAATATTCTGAATTGTGTTTATGTCTTTCTACTCTATAAGTATATTTACCGGAACGACAATGTTCTTTTAGCGTTTTCTCTTTTAAATCAAGCAAAACGCAAACATCTTGAATAGGAATCCAGACTGGAATATTAGATCTTTTATGTATTTCATTAATCAT